CGCCCCTCACCCAGCCGCAGCGCCGCAGCCTCCTCCTCGTCAATGAAAATCGGGCACTAAATCCGCCGGCCTCTGATGATCTCTAGGCAGACCGCAGCTTCCTGCTCCGCCTCCGCCTCAGTCCGGGCGTAGCTGTACCAGTAGACGCCGCAGGGCATTCCTGCCGCCTTGCAGCCGCTGTAGTTCTGCTCGAATTTCTCGTCCTTCTGGCTCAGCTCCCTGCCGTAGCCAGCCTGGATAATTGCGAACTCGATACCGGCAGCCTTGACCTTCTTCCAGTCGATGTCGCCCTGCCAGCGAGAAACGTCAATTCCTTTTTTCATCTTTGCCCTCCTTAAGTGATTCCTTGATTATCTCCAGACTCTCCTCAATCGAGGTCAGAGCCTTGGTTATAGTCTCCGTGAATTTGTTGTCCTTGTAGATAAAATACGCCAGCAGAGCTATGGCGCTGCCGTTGTTGATTATCATTGTTATGATATTGTCCATTATGTCACCGCCTCTCCTTGGTACTTGTACCATGATGTCCATGTTTCATTGCTGGCGGCATATGTCCGCATATAGTAGGCACCGCTTGCAAGACCTAGATTGTTAGGATATAGCTTTTGCAGTAGGTTGTTTCCAGTGGTCTCTACGACCTCCAGGCGATAGCCTGACGTGCTATACGGAGCATTAAGAATTGTAGCTGCAACGCTTCCGGTATTGCAACCAAAGCGTCCGGGGGTCTTATAATTGTTCAAATCGCTATTGGAAGTAATTGTCGCACTAGGATCTCTTGTGTAATAGTCCTTAAGAGTAGCAAGTTTTTCCTTTTCAGCAGTAGTAAAACTCTCCTGCGAGAGCCCCATGCCCTCCGCCTTGTCCACTTTCGCCGCAATGAGCTCGTCCAGCTCCTCCTTAGAGTAGAGCTCGCCTAGCTTAGTGAGGAGCTCGTCCAGCTCTGCTGCTGTGTGGTTTTCGAGCCTGTATTTTTCGTCTGCCATTGTCATTCTCCTTTCACATATATGCGGACTGCCTCGCAGTCCAGGATCTCCACGCCGTTGCAGTCCACAAGATGGCCGTACTCGCCGCCTCCGCCGTAGAAATTGACCTCGCAGCCCGGCGGGAACGAGGTCTCGCTGTACTGGCAGTCAGGCGCTATAGTCACGCTGCGCAGAGCGGTGCTTGCAAAAGCCTTCTCGCCGATGAGCTTCACCGTCTCCGGGATCCGCACACGGGTGAGCTTCCCGGCGTTGTAAAATGCTCCGGGGCCTTTGCGAACGAGCCCGGGCATCAGCTCATTGAATGGGTAGCCGCCGTTGACAAGGGGGTCGATGCGCCAGGCGGAATGAGGCAGCTCTCCGCTCCAATCGGCTTCTACGACCCCGGGGAAGTCTTGCTGCCAAGGGTAGCCGTTATTTATATTAGGATCAATGACCCATGACATATCCACTCCTCCTTATGAAACAATATCAAATCCAACGGAAGCTAAATAAGCGGCATCGTGCATTTGGGCATCTGTAACTTGCACACAGTAATAGTCTCCACCCAAAGATCCTTTAAATTTGTCCATATTAACGACACCTAATCTATTGGAATCACCACCAGATGCTATTACGGGCCAGAAAGGTCCTTCATGAGTGATGATATTGACACAACTATTTGCAATCCATCCTGTGATACGACCAGTTCTTGTAACCCCTGCGGCGTGTGTGATTTCACCTTCCAGGTAGCAAGTGTCCATTGACCCAAATATTACATGGTCCTGATTGAAGTTGTCCTTTCGGAATTCCACCAAATGTATCCAACAATATACAAGGCTTACGTTCTCAAAACCAGCACCTTCCCAGGTCACAGAACACCTTGTCATATTTATATACCCTCCGAACGCTGCTCCTTTACCTTGGATAATACAGTCAGTGAAAGTCATACGGGGGTTATTTGCCGCCGAAAATATCGGCTGTGACTCATTTGAAATTATCTGTAAAAAATTTACCTTGTTCCATGTGATGGTATAGGTATAGCTTTCAGAATTCTGATTTGCAATCAAGGATCCTATGGTGGTTTGAGCTCCCAAACGATTTATGTTATGGCCATTTCCATTGATAGTCTTGTTGCTTCCAGGTCTCAGTGTTGCGGAAAGAGGGTTATCATTACAATTCAAATCGGCAAGTATTTCAATTTCTGTTTCTGTTCCTTTATATGCTTGTACAAATTCATTCCATGTACTTACACCAATTGCCATAATGTTTCCTCCTTACTCAATGACCTCTACTCCGTCAGGGATATACACGCACTCCACATCAGAGTCCGTAAAGCTGCTGCTGCCGAGGACCCGGACGGGAGCTCCGCCCAGGCTGTCGGGGATCTGGGGCATGGTGCTCCTGCCGACATAGAGGTCGACCGCTGCCCCGTCGGACACCGTGTATTCGTAGTCGCTCTCGCTACTGTACTCCGGCTGCACCGCCGTGATGTCCTGTCCCCAGACCAGCGCCGTGATGCGCTCCAGGACGGCATTTCCGGCGGCCTCGACCTCGATAGTGTGTATGCCCTGCTGTGCAGTCAGCTGCACGCTGTAGCTCACTGTGGAGCGCTCCGGAGCAGTCTCCCGGCTGTGGACGGTCTGCTTGACGCCGTCGTAGAGGACGTGGACTTTTACGTCGCCCTCGCCGGTGAGATTTGCCGTGAGCTCCACAAAGATCACTGTCTCAGACCTTACCGCAAATCCGCCCCGTGCCACGGTACGCAGCCGGGGAAACAGCTCGCCCTCGTAGCTCAGGAGCTCCACCGCCGTCAGGGTCTTGGTCAGATTTATGGTCGTTATGACCGAGGACGTGGCCGAGGGGCTGCCTCCGCCAACGCTTGACTCTCCTGCACCGGCTGAGATCAGCTTCTGGGGACCCCGGAACTGCCAACTATCGGACGTGATCAAAAACAGCGCTGCGCTGCTGCCGTTTATGCCGCCTTCGAGCCGCACCAGGTCGCCAAGATCCAGCGCCGGGTCGCCGTAGTAGTCTACCTCGCCCGGTACCCAGTCCGGCAGCTGAGCCAGCCCCAGCGCCGCATAGTGCAGCCCATAGGCGTACTGCTGGTCACGGTAGTCCTCACGGTAGGTGTCCCAGACAAATGGATTGTCCGAGATCGTAGGCACCAGCTCAGCTCCTACAGTCTCGCCTGGGATTTGGGAAATGTATGTGTAGCCGTACTGGTCTGTATAGCCCACACCTCGCACTCCGCAGCTGTACTCGCCCAGGCGTATGCTGTGCCGCAGGCTGGCCGGGATAGTCAGCACAGTGCTGCTGCCAAACCGCCGGAATGCGATCTTGCCCTGTCTGTCTGCGTAGGCGATGCCGCCGATGTACTGCGCTATTGCGACCACCGCAGCTCGGCAGGTGGCCGGGAAGGAGCTGCCCCAGGGCTCATAGCCGTCAGTCTCGCCGACGATTGCCATGACCTCCTCGGGGGTCTGCGCAAACTCCACGCCGGTGAGCTCCGTAACCCTGCGCATCATGCCGGAGAGGTACACCGTGCCGACGTAGCTGTCCGGGATAGGCACGTCCAGCTTGGCCGTGCAGTCGACTCCCCGGATAGTCAGTACGCCCTCAGCACTGCGCTGTGGGTCGGTGATCGTCCACTTTCCTAGGGGGAGCCATTCGACAGTGCCGGAAGCCAGCGTCATGCCGAATTCCAGGCGGATCGTGCCATTGCGGAGCTGCGTTGCGGTGAGCCTTCTGCTCAGTGCTTTGCCAAGCTGTAATTCCACGTCGCCGGTGTAAAGCTGCCCTATGGAGAATTCCTCCTCGTTCTCGGTACAGCGCTTATAATAGCGAGGAGCCCCCTGAAGGTCGTCCCAGCCGATGTCGCAGGCTCCTCCTGAGTAAGAGATATTCCCCCGGATGTGCTGCTTTCGTGAGGATCTGACGGCTTCCAGATAGTCTGATGATACGTTATACATACTGCCTCCTAATACTCGATGAGGTCGAAGCTGAGGTCGTACCACTCAGACCCGTCGGTAGAATGTATCAGCTTCCGGGAGCGGTCGCCCACATACATAGGCAGAGTGAGCCAGCCGTCCATATCCCAGAAGGTCACGCTAAATCTCTGTGGAGAGACCATATCCAGGATAGCTCTTGCAGCCGATCCTTTGCAGCGGAATTTCAGTGAGATCTTATGTACTCCTTCCCGTATGGGATAGCGGAGCAGCTCGCCTGTTTCCGATGAGCGCCCTGAGGCGTCACTGTCGATGTCGAATACTGATACATTGAAGCCGTCGCTTAGCGGCTCAGCAGGGAGGGGGACGCCCCCTATAGATCGGATAGTATTCATGTTCAGCCTCCCTTCGCAGCCTTGTCACGGCCTACAGCTTTCAGGCAGAAGCGCCCCACTTCTCGTCCGTCAAGGATTATGGGAGCACTTGTCACCGATCCCCCAGACGGGAGCCTAGCTGCCAGTTTTTCAGCAAATGCGTCCATCCAGCCTGTGTTGTTTTCCAGCGGTATGATCGCCTCTGCGCCGGCTTCTCCGGCCAAGATCTCAGTGGGGCGAGTGACATAAGCTCCTGTGGCTGCGTGAGGCAGGCCTCTTATAGCAGCGCCGGCCACGGTCTTCACTGAGCCTCGGAACCACTCTTTTTCTGCGAACAGGTTGGTGAACTTCTCGTTGAGCGAGTCCATTATGTCGCCTGTCCAGCCAGCCCACATTTGCATAGAGTCGTACATATCGGCACCTACGCCCTGCCAGAAGTTCCACCAGTCTACACCGAAGACTTCTCTTCCGTGTCTGTCCAGGTCGTCCATGAGAGGCTGCCAGTCGCCACGCTCAACGCCTTCGTACATATCGGCTCCTACGTCCTCCCAGAAGGTGCCCCAGCGGTCTCCGAATATAGTTCTGACAACAGCGTCAAGTCCGTTGAGGACACGCTCAGACTTAGTGTCGCCTGTATGGAAGCCGTCGTAGATCTTCTCGCCCTTGTCCTGCCAGAATACAGACCATCTGTCTCCGAAGACTGACCTGACCACTGCGTCGAGACCGCCCAGGACTCTTTCACTTTTGCTGTCGCCGGTGTGGAAGCCGTCATATATCTGTTCGCCCTTCTGCTGCCAGAACTCGCTCCAGCGGTTGCCGAAGACAGAACGCACGACGGCATCAAGGCCGTTCAGAGCCCTCTCTCCCTTGGTATCACCTGTGTGGAATCCGTCATAGATCTGTTCGCCTTTTTCCTGCCAGAACTCCGACCACCTGTCGCCGAAAACAGTTCTGACTCCACCGTCAAGTGTAGTGAGAAGAGGCTCCCAGTCACCTTCGTGGATACCGTCATACATTCCCTCACCGGCTTCTTCCCAGAAAGCGTTCCACTTTTTGCCGAAGAGCTTTTCTGTTACTCCGCTGAGTCTTGTGAGCAAGGGCTCCCAGTCGCCGTTGTGGATGCCCTCGTACATATCAGCGCCCAGGCCTTGCCACCAATTGCTCCAGTCTGAGAAGCCTGTCTTGATGTCCTCCCACATACCGCTGAAGAAGCCCTTTATGGAGAAGGCCTTTTCCTGGGCGTTGGTGTCGAAGCCGATGTTGTAGTTCATATCTCCCAGTCCGCTGAGAGCTTCTGCTGCCTGGTCTATGCCCTCTGTATCAACGCTGAACAGTCCCTGGGAGTTCAGGTCTCCGCCGCTGAGGATATTCAGCTCATCGAAGCCTGCCAGCGAGCGCCTGAGCTCGTTGGATAGCTGCTGAGCGGAGTCCTTTATGCCGCTTATGCTTTTCGATGTGTTGTCAGCAGTCCTCTGAGCGGCTGCCAGGGAATCGCTGTAGTCATCAACGCCTTTTTTGGCAGTGTCGGTCTCTTTTTTTCTGCCGAATACTGCATAAAGAGCTCCTATGGCCAGCGCTGCCAGAGCCAGCCAGCCCAGAGTTGCCTGGAGAGCTGTTCCGAAGGTCAGGGTCTGAGGAATGAGTATAGCCTGTATCGCATGAAGCCCCACCTGTGCTGCTGCGAGACCCTTTGTGGCCAGAGTAACAGCAGGTATCCCAAGAGCAAGGGCAGCAGCTATGCCCAGGTATGTCCTTGACGTGCTGCTGAGGGAGCTGACCCAGGTCACACAGCGGTTTATGCCGTTGACAAAGACGGTCAGCACCTGCACGCAGGGAGTGAGAGCTCCGGCAGCCAGCTGGCCGATAGAGACTCTCAGGTCAGCGGAAGCTCCCTCAAAGGAAGAAAGAGCGGTCACTGTGTTCTGAGAGACACTGGTGCCGAACTGCTTGTTGGCCTGTTCAAGGATAGCCAGCGCTCTGATCTGCTGCTGTTCCTGGTATCCGAGCTGCTCCCATGAGCGTCCGTCTGCCATTTTCCGGAAGGCCTCGGTGGTCTCCAGCATGGCAACATTTACATAGATGCCCAGGTCTTCGATAGCCTCAGTGTTGCCCAGGAGTCCTGAGCGGATCCTCTCCATGACATCGGTGACTGTTCGCCCCGTCCGGGAGGCCACTACCGCTGAGGCATTCAGCATAGCGGTGGTGAGCTTTGCGTTTTCCTCTTGGTCGGCAGTTATGCTTTTGAACAGGTTGCCGAACGTAGCTGCGTAGGAGTATGCAGCGCTCTTCGCCATACCGAAGGCGCTTTTGGCTCTTCCGGCATACTCCTCTATAGTATCGGCGGAGCTGCCGAAAATGTCACTGACCCTCATGATAGAGCTCTCAGAGTCGGCATACTCCTTGAAGCAGCCCATCACTTCGTCCATGCCCTTCTTCACCGCAGCCGCTGCCGCAGCTCCGACGGCGATCTTTGCCATGGTCGAGGAGGCTTTTTCCGCAGAAGATGAAGTGCCGTCCAGCGAATCGTTCAGGTCGTCTACAGCCTCTTCTGCTTCTGCGGCAGACCCCTCTATGTCGCTGATCGCAGGAGCAGCTTCGTCCTGGATCTCGTCCAGAGCCTCCTCAGTATCCTCCAGCCTGTCATTGAGCTCACCGGCTGCTCCTGCACTGCGGCCGAACTGCTCTTCAGTCTCAGAGGAAGCGGAAGCCGTGTCCCGAAGGAGGGCGGCTGTCTCCGCTGATGACTTGCGTATACCGGTGATGTCTCCGGCTATCTGAACGAGAAGTGAGTGGGCATCGCTCAGGTCTCCGCTGTCGCCGTTTACTGCATATGAGCTCTCAGACAGCTCATCCGTCTCATACTGCCCGGAAGGAAGCTCCGCAGCGGTTTGCCGGGAGACTGCCGGGATAGATGCTTCCGGAATGTCTGAGAGGCTTTCTGCAACTGAGTCAACAGCTAAAGCAGCTTCCTGAGCACTGTCCCTGATGTCAGACAGGATCCCCGGGACAGGGGAGAGGTCGGAAAAGCCCTCCGCAGCAGCCTCCGAAGCGGTAGTGTCGCTCAGAGTACGGTCCAGCTCCTGGGCGGACTGCTCAGTTTTCTCGATGGACTCAGCAGCCTCCCGAAAGCTCTTCTGGAGCTGTGATGAGTCGCCGCTGAGTCTTGCCTCAAGTTCGTATATGGCCATTCTTGATCTCCTCTCTTGCCTGTGATCCTGCCAGCTTTCTGTCGAACTCTTCAAATGTGATCTTTGGAGCAGAAGCTCCGCCGGTGTACTCAGAAAGCTCCTTCAGCTTCCCGTGGACAGCAAGACCGGAGAAAGCTCCGGTCTGCCAAGCCTGAGCGGTCTCATTGCGGGACTCTGACGCCTGCATAAGGTTGTATTCAGCTACGCAGGCGTTGAGTTCCCACAGCTCAAGCTCCCACAGTGCAGGGGGTGCTATGCCTATTCTGTAGCCTGTTCTGACAGTTCTTCCGAGGTCGAAGGGATCGGCAGCTTCAGCACCCGTCTCATCAGATCCTTCCGGCGGGCGCTGGCCGGAAAAGCCTGGATCTTCTCCTCCTGCTGCTGAGGAGTTCCGCCGAAGCAGATCCTCATGAGCAGCTCGTCGCAGTAGCCGCTGACCTCGAAAAGGTCTGCATGATCCAGCAGATCATCTTTCAGCGCTGTTTCCTGAGAGGAGTCCTCCAGGGCGATAGCCAGCATAGATGTCATCTCGTCAATGGTAGCATTTTTCAGCTCAGCCATGATCTCAGTGGTGGTCTTCTTGAACTTATCCTCCAGCTTCTTGGCTACGCCCAGGGTGTGTCTGAGCTGATAGGACTTTCCGTTTAGCTCGATAAACATAAGGATCAGCCTCCTGTGGGTGTGGTGAGGGTAGCCTTGCCGGAGCCTGCTACGCTGATAGAGATCTTTGCTGCGCCTGCTGCATCGTGGTCGATCTGAAGGTCTGTGATGTAGCAGTTGCCCTTGAGGAAGGTATCATCGTCAAGATAGAAAGCGCCCTCGATGACAGTGCCGTTCTCGAAGGCGTCAATTAGGTCGGCCTGACCGCTGGTAGAAGCGAAATCAGCCGTTCCGTCAGACTTTGCGGTCCAGTCCTTGATACCGGGGACCTTTTCCTTGTAGTCGCTTCCGAAGCTGGTGACCTCGATCATCGCTTTGGTCAGCGAGACTGACCATGTCGCCATGTGGAGAAGGTCTTTTGCCTCTCCTGTTCCGATCTTTGTGGAGATCTTTCCTGTAACTCCTGAATATAGTGCCATGATTTCCTCCTTAGTAGTGAGTTATCTTGAAACTGACTGTGTACTCCTGCCGCCCCTTGTGGTCTCTGCCGATGTCCAGGACGGAGGAGGTCTGTATAACAGCGATCTCCCCGTCGCAGAAGCCGTTCAGAGCCGCTGCCAGCGAGGAGATCCTGCTGTATGAGTTTTCGCCCCGGCACCGGAGCTGCACGTTCGATGTGAAGTCCGTTCCGCCGAAGCTGTGTTCCGGGGGAGAGCCGGGGTACTCTGTCAGTGCAGAGAGCTCGTCCGGCTCATGGGGGAGGAAGCCCAGCTTTATGCTGCTGTCACCGAGGACGCCGCTGAGCTTGTCAAGAATGTTCATTTCATCACCTCATCGGGTATAGAGGCCAGAAGCGAGATGTAGTCCTTTTCTTTTTCAAGGAGAGGCTGCTCCAGAAACTTGGCCTGACCTCCCTTGGGGTGACGGTAGCCGAGCTCCTCGTGCTGCCTGAGAGCGTATGGCAGGGAGTACCCCACCACAGCTTCGGCACGGCTTGCAGGGAATGGCGAGGCGGCAGGACGCTGCTTCTCGAAAACCGTGGTGCCGTTCACCTGTGCAGTGCAGTTGTTCCTCAGGTCGCCGGTATCTACAGGTGAAAGCCTTGCGCTTCGTCCGGAAAGATCCAGAGCGATCGCCGTCACCTTTTTCGCAGTAGCCGCCGGAGCTTTCTTTTCAGCCCTCCTGATAGCCTCAGAGAGCTTTGAGAAGTTGGTAGTCACCGCCTTCGCCATTACATCACCGCCTTATAGCCTATGGCCTCGCCGTCGTGATCTCTCCAGACATCTACACCGTGGACTGTGTCACCGTTTAGCTGGTCGCCCACTGCAACAGCTGTCTCAGTGTAGCAGATATGACTTACCGGGACAGTCTCGCCGTTTGGCTTCTGCACAAGCTGGAACTTTTCCACCAGCCGGCAGTCGATGGTCTCCTCCTCTGAGTAGATCGGGCTGCCTCTCTGGTCGGTGCCTGTCTTCCGCCGGAGCTGGCAGGTCTGTGAGAGATGATCCCTCAGCATATGTCGTAGCCTCCTGAAAGATAAGGTGCGAGCAGCTCCATTGCCTTTTCGCATTTTTCGGCGGAGCAGCCGGAAGCTGTCACAGGTGTGTCGCCGAAGCTCTCGGAAAGGTCGCCGATAGAGTAGGACTTCACCCCGTCCTGGCGGAGCTTTCTGCGCTTTGAGGAGCTCTTGCGTGACTTGGTATCGGAGAGGTACAGCCCAAGTTCAGCCTGGGCTGCTATCACTCTTGCAGGAGCTCCTTCGTCCGTGTGTCCGTACTGATAGGGCAGCCGTGGGAAGGCTGTCTCCTGAGAGCTTGATGCCTTTCTTCCCCGGAACGGCAGCGCCTCGATAGCATCGAAGGCGTTGCCCAGGTACACTGCCTTGTCCTCATCAGAAAGCGACTCCCAGCGAACACGTTCCTCTGAGTCAGAGCTGTAGCGAGCTGCGATGCAGCCGTCAGCCTGCTCTATAGTCCCGTACATCAGTCTCCGTCCTCATCAGCCGACTTCTTGAAAATAAGGTCGGGAGTAATCGCTGCTGTGCCGTAGTCGTAGAACAGAGATACAGCATAGTCGTTGGACAGAGGGATCTTCTCAGGATCGCTGTACTGGTCCATCGACACAGGCTGGCCTATGGAGTCCTTGTGCATGATGATGAAGTCGATGCCCTCAGGAAGATTGATGCTGCTGTAGACCTTGCCGCCGTGGAACATACCGAACTCCTCGGCAGCGGTGTCCACATTTGCGTTGGGACGGCTGTCAAGGTCGTTCCTGATCTTGCTGTAGAACTTAGGCGAGCAGACCACTGCATGGTTGATGCGATTAGTTCCCTTTACGAACTCGTTCTTCACGGTCTCCAGTGTCACCATAGCCTCCTCAACCTGCTCGATAGGCTCAGTTGCTGTGAGCGTCAGCTCAGTTGCAGCAGCCGCAGCCGTTGCGAAGAAGGCGATGTCCAGCTCGCTGGTCATGGTGTCGATGTGATCCTCTGCACGGCGAGCCATGATCCTTGCTGCACCAAGACGGTCAAGGTCGTTCTTGGCGCACTCCTCAACGATCTCCTTGTGGACATTGAGGTTGCAGGTCACGGGAGGCACCTTCAGAGCATCGCCCTTGTTTGCAGTTCTGGCTGTGCCGTAAGCCTTGGCCTGAGAGCTGGCGAAGCGCTTATACTCAACGCTGCCGGCAGCAGGGTCGCCTGTGTATTTCTTAGATTTGAGGACACTTGAAAGCGTGTCCTTCATTACGTTGTCAACTACGATGCCGTAGATCTCTGCCAGATCAGCCTTTGTGGAAGCTGCCTGGAGCATGGATATTGCTTTTGTGCGTGCCATTATCTTTCCTCCTTAGAAAGTTACTCTCCCCTTGTGGAGCGGACCGGAAGGAGCTGCTCCTGTAGGCGGATTTCCGCCTGTGCCGGGGACGCTGCTGCTCTCGAACAGGTAGTCGTTGTCGGCTTTGAGCTGTTCAAGAGCTGTTTTGATGTCGTCTGACTGGTTTTTGGAAGCCTTCAGCTTTTCGATGTCCAGAAGAGCCTTCACCGCCTTGGCGTTCTTTGCCTTGCTGCCGCTGATCGCACTATCGAGGACTGCGCTGAACTCCATGTCAGCGATCTTCTTCTGATAGTCAGCGTCCTTTGCTGCAAGGTCTGAGTTGAGCTTGGTGATCTGTCCCTGGAGCTGTGCAACGTCAACGCCCTCAAAGCCCTTGAGGGTCTCCTTGGCGGTG